GATATGATGATAGCACATCCACCTTGTACTTACTTGGCGGTAAGTGGCGCAAGATGGTTGTACAATAAGGATGGTACAAGAAATGAAGAACGCTATAACAATCAAGCAGAAGCATTAGAATTTGTAGAAACCTTAATGAACGCTCCTATTGAACATATAGCAATAGAGAATCCAATTAGTGTTATCTCATCACACATTAGAAAACCAGAACAAATTGTTCACCCTTATATGTTTGGTGACAAAGCAAGTAAGTCTACTTGTCTATGGTTAAAAAACCTTCCTCTGTTAGAGCCTACTAACATAGTAGAAAAAGGAGAGTTTATTGAGTTTGTAAGCAAGAAGGGAGTTAAGAAACGCCAAGCAAAGTGGTATTATGAAGCCCTATCAAAAGCAAAGACTCCAGAGGAGAGAAGAACATTAAGAAGTAAAACCTTTCAAGGAATGGCTGATGCTATTGCTGAACAATGGTCTTGCATACTATAAACATTTTTATTAACTTTGAATCATTAACTAAATTATATAACGATGACTAAAACATCTATTGTCAAGGACATTAAGTCCGCAGGAGAGCCGTACAACGGTCAGTATGGAACACTTTATGGGTTCTATGTAACATTTGAAAATGGAGATAATGGTAAGTACAACTCCAAAGACCCGAACCAAAACAAGTTTGAAGTAGGTCAAGAGGCTACTTACGATTACATCCCAAGAGAGTACAATGGTAAGACCTACTACACGGTCAAGCCTGTTAACCCACAATACGCAAATGTAGCACCCTCTGGTGGCACATCTGCTCCAAGTGGTACACATACCTCTAAAGACGAATCAATCATTCGCCAAACGGCTCTAAAAGCAGCAGCCGAGATTGGTGGAACACCGCAAGTTGTTATTGCGAATGCACAACTCTTTGCTGATTGGGTAATGAAGAAAGGCGCAGCCCAAGCCACTACAACTCATCAGCAACACTTTCAAGGTAGAGAAGAACCTCAACCTGTAGCGGATGGTTTGCCATTCTAAAGAAAGAACTATATTAGGGGGGCGCACTTGCGCTCCCTTTTTAACTTAAACCAACTATGTCAAAAATATCTTATGCCGATGTGTTCGGTAAACTTGACGATGTCCGAATGGGCAAAGTCAAAGAAGGTCTCAAGTTCGGGCAATGGAATTTAGACCAACACCTACGCTTTAAGCGAGGTAACTTCAATGTAGTATTAGGACACGCAAATGTTGGTAAGACCTCCGTGATGTTGTACCTAATGTTATTGCAGACCATAGTCAACGATGTTAAGTGGCTTGTATTCAGTTCCGAGAACACACCTGTATCTATCGCAAAGAAGCTCTCGGAGTTCTTCTTGGGTAAACCCATAAATAAGATAGATGAAGATGAGTTCCAGATGGCTCTTGATTTAGTACAACGCTACTTTATTATCATTGACTCCGATAAGAAGATGTACACCTACAAGGATTTGATTGAGGAGGCTACAGATATTTATTATGAAGAGGGCTTTGATGGATTCTTGATTGACCCTTACAACTCATTGGTAAAGGACAAAGAGATGTTCAAAACACTTGGCGGTCACGAGTACGACTATGAGGTGAGTACCCACTTTAGGAATTGGGCAAAGCAACACAATGTAAGTATCTGGCTTAATGCTCACGCAGTAACCAATGCTTTAAGAATGAAGCACTCCGCAGGACACGAGTATGCAGGTCACCCTATGCCACCAAGCGCAGCAGATATTGAAGGTGGAGGTAAGTTTGTAAACCGAGCTGATGACTTTGTAGTGATACATCGTTATATTCAGCACCCTACAGAATGGATGTACAACCAAGTACACATACGCAAGGTGAAAGAGGTGGAGACAGGTGGTAGACCAACTGCTTTAGATGAGCCTATTAGATTTAGGAGTATACCAGACAATGTAGGTTTTGAGATTCACGGAGAGAATCTTATAGGAAAGAAAGAAAAAGAACAATCCAAAATGCCTTTTTAAGATGGATGAACTAAAAGAAGAAGATTACAGATGGGTAAGAGGGGGTAGTAAGAGTATAGCCCTCTTATGGTTAAGACAAAAGAATCAAGACCTAATGCAGATTGCCAATGCTCTTAAACCTCAAGACACAAGCAATGAGTATGAGATGGATATATTCATTGACCTCATTAGTATCTACTCTGCTATAGATGCCTCCATAGGTATGGTAGAGGATGTGCAGCAGATGGTATGGGCAGCAGAAGCAAAGAACGCTGACCTCAAGCTAACGATACGCAACCTTACAAGAAAGATTAACGCTTACGAAGAGCGATTTGATAACCTTAACGAACACCTCAAATGAGAGCAACCGTACTACAGTTACAAGAAGAATACGACAACTACACAACGCACCATAAGATTACAAAGACCAGAGAGCAGCGCAATGTAATGGCAAGGTTTGCTTTTATGGTAGCGGCACGGGATTTGTACACAACGCTTGAGATTGCGAAAGTGGTACAGAAGAACCACGCAGTTGTAATACACGCAACCAAAGGACACGATATGAACTTAAAGTTTGATAGAAACTATATGAGGTTCTTCAACCAATGTTGTGCGATTATGGACAAGCTACGAGGCTCACAGGAGGAAGGAATGGATTGGGGACTGACCAAGCAGAATGCCCTACTCACGGAGCGGTTGCAAAAAACTCGTGAGGAGTTGTCAACAACTCGTGAAAAGTTGTATCTTATGGAGCAAGAAATCAAGCAATTACGAAAAGAATATGAACTTTGCGATTGACATAGCTCCCCTTGCAGGACTTCTAATAGGTGTCAACTATTGGAACTCCGAGATGAATGACGATTTTGAAAACCCCAAGTACCACTCCTTGCAGTTGTGCTTCGGGGTTTTTGCTATTGTAATTACTTGGGCAACCGAGAGAGAGGAATGACAGTATTAGACCTTCTTGCGGGATATCATACTGAATGGCTAAAGATGGCTCATAAGTTTGGTGCAGGAGACTATGCTGAAGACATTGTCCAAGAGATGTACATACGACTCAATAAGTATGTTAGCGACCCAGAGCGCATTATGTACAAGGGTCAACCTAACAAATTGTTTGTATGGGTTACCCTTCGCAATATGACAAGGCAGTTCCAGAACAAGAAAGACTTGATGGTGTACACGGGTGATATGGTAGATTACGATATTGCAGAGGAAGAGTACGATATGGTTGAGGCTGAAGGCTTTGAGAAAATCATAGACAAGGTCTGGGAGATTATGGAAGGTCAACATTGGTATGACCAAAAGATGTTTGAGATATACCACACTACAGGTATGTCTATGAGAGATATAGAAAAAGAAACAGGCATTAGCCTTTTCTCAATTTTTGATACATTAAAAAAATCTAAAGAGTATGTCCGAGAAAAAATCCAAGAAGACTACGAAGATTATTGTAACAATGAAAGTGAGTTAATATGAAGGGATATGTAGTTTATATGCATATACGCCAAGACACCAGAGAGGTTTTTTATATTGGTATGGGGAAGACTCGTGGCAGAGCTTATGAAGAATACAGTAGAACACCAGAATGGTATAATGTGATTAATCAAACTTTCTTTGATGTCGTTATTGTGTCTTCTGGATTGTCAAAAGAACAAGCCTTCAGTATGGAGGAGTCTTTAATAAGAACTATAGGTATTGAAAATTTAACGAACAAAACTTTAGGTGGAGTTGGAGCACTTGGGTATAAACACACCACTACTGCTAAAGAAAAAATATCTAAAGCAACTTCAAATAGGGAGGTAAAACAAGAATGGATTGATAAGTCTGTTAAGTCAAAGATGGAGGTATACTCAAGAAATGTAATTCATCGTGAGACTGGTGAAATAATACGAGGTTTGAAATTTGCTTGTGAGAAGTATAACATACCTTATAAAGCAGAACATCAAAGATTAAAAAGAAATTCAAAAAACAGAAATTTTGATTATGAACAAGAAGACAACACGCAAGAAACCTACAACTAAATCTAAAGGTTTAGGAGATGACATTGAGAAAATCACAAAGGCTACAGGAATCAAGAAAGTAGTAGACACCTTTGCTG